AAGGACACCGGAGTTATTGTATAAAATATACCCGTTGGTTCCGCCCGAGATTGCTGTCGTACCGATGGTTAAAGAAGAAGTTCCGGCAGCTGGGGCCCAAGTAGGGACACCGCCAGATATGGTCAACACATAACCACTTGCCCCCGCGGTTAGTTTAGAAAGCGTATTTGTTGCTGACGCATAAATAAGGTCGCCTGCGGCATAGGTCGAGAAACCAGTACCGCCGTTTGCAGAAATCAATGTTCCACCGAGAACAATTGCACCCGTACTAGGAGAAGAAGGCGTTAAGCCTGTTGTTCCGCCCGAAACCGTTGACACACCCGTAGAAGACGCAGCCCAAGTAGGCACGCCACCAGCAAGAGTTAAAACGTATCCGTTTGTACCGGCAGAAAGCCTTGACCAAGTATTGGTTGCAGAACCATAAAGAATATCCCCTGTGGCGACTGCGGATTGCCCAGTTCCGCCATAAGTTGCGCCAAGCGGGTTTGTTAACGATAAGTTGGTTGCAGAAAGGCTAGAAAACGCGCCGGTTGAGGTTGTGGTCGCGCCGATAGCAGTTCCATCAATTGCACCACCTGTAATTGCCACGTTTGAGGATGCAAAGTTATTTGCTGTAACCAAACCTGCCGTAGAAATGGTCATACGGGTCAGCTGGCTGCCTGTTTTAAATATAATGCTGTCAGATGTGCCAACGCCGGACGTAGATTCTAACGTCAAAGTAGACGATGCGGCTGTCCCACCAATAACTGTTGGAGCCGTTAAAGATGTAAGAGTTGGCGTAGCAGAATAAGAGGGAGCAACACCAACCCCTCCCGACACAAGAACGCTTCCAGTTGCTACATCCGCAAGTTTGGAGAGCGCCGTTGTGCCCGAAGCATAAAGAATATCACCGATTGTATAGGATGTTTGGCCTGTACCGCCACTAGCTGCATTTAACGTTCCCGCAAGAGTTACAGCACCTGTGGTTGCAGTGTTTGGTGTAAATCCGGTTGTTCCCGCAGAAAATGAAGTGACCGAAGGTACAGATGCCCAAGTAGGGACACCGCCTGATAAGGTTAATACGTAACCATTTGTGCCTGCGGTTAATTTTGAAAGCGTATTCGTAGCAGAAGCGTATAAAATATCGCCAGTTGCATAAGAAGTTTGGCCTGTTCCGCCGTAAGTAGGCCCGATAGCCGTCGCATTCCATGTACCTGTAGTGATGGTTCCCACAGAAGCCAAAGAAGAAAGCGTTGTAACGGCCGTGTTAACAAGAGTACCTGTGGTTGGAAGCGTAACGTTTGTAGCGCCGGTAACCGTTAAGGTCGTGGCAAAGGCGCCAGAAGTGGTTAGATTTCCGCCCAAAGTTAAAGTTGATGTGCCGTTATTGACACCTGTACCGCCATTGGCTGGTGGAAGAATGCCAGTAACGTTAGAAGTAAGCGAAACTTGACCCCAAGAAGGGGCAGATCCGGTCGTTGCTAACAGAACTTGACCAGTAATGCCGGCTGCGGTGCTTGCAATTGCACTTGTTCCATTGCCGTACAAAACACTATTGGCTGTAAAGGTTATGCTACCCGTTCCGCCTGCCGCTACAGGCAAGGTACCTGCCACCAAGGCAGAAGAGGATGAGGAATAAATAGCGTTATTGGCTGCAGTAAATGTGGTTAACCCAGTGCCGCCATTGGTTGTAGCAAGGGTTCCGCCTAATGTAACGTTACCAGTATTGGTTCCGGTTGGCGTAAGCCCAGTTGTTCCCGCAGAAAATGTAGCTACACCGCTCGATGCCGCAACCGACCAAATAGGAACACCGCCAGACATCACAAGGATGTAACCGTTTTGCCCAGCTGGTAATTTTGTCAATTGATTGGTTGCATTGGCATAAATCATATCACCAATGTTGTACGAGGTAAGACCCGTACCGCCGACCGTTGGCCCAAGAACACCTGTAGTAATTGAACTGGCGTTTACCGAAATGTTTGTGTTTGTAGCAGACGTTATTTGCCCTTGAGCATTAACTGTAAAGGTCGGCGTAGCAGAAGATGACCCATACGTGCCTGGGATAACCGCTGTATTTGCAAGACTAATTGTCCCAGTGGTTGTAATAGGTCCGCCGGTAAGGCCGGTCCCTGTGTTGATTTGAGTAATGGTACCCGAGCCGGCAGGCGCTGCCCACGAAACATCGGCATTAGTACCGTTTGTTTTCAAGAATAGACCAGAAGTTCCTGGCGCTAATGTCGTCCAAGCCGATGCGCTACGATATAAAATGGTGCCCTGCGTGGTACCAAAAGCGCTATCTAACAATGAAGTAACAGTTGTTGGCGTAGGGGCAGCAGAAGATCCGCTTGTGTTTGCAAGCACCGTGCTATTAGCAATCGAAGCCAAACTAAGCGTTACGTTTGAGGAAAGCGAACCGCCGCCGGATAGACCAGTTCCAGCTATAATTGACGTAGACGTATTAACAAAAGGTTGAGCTTTAACAAATGCGGTTGTTGCAATTGCAGTGCTGCTATCAGAAGTTGAGGGTGTTGGCGCCGTTGGGCTACCAGTGAAATTAGGCGAATTGAGCGGTGCCGCGGCCAACATCGTCATAACTTGGGCAACTGTTAGATCTAACGGCTGGGCAGTAGAAGCTGTATTGTTGCCCTTTAAGCTAAACCCATTCATGTTGGCAAGATAAGTATTGGTAATGCTGTTTGTGCTAAGACCAATTGAGCCAGATTGAGATATTGTGCCACCGGACAGCGGGGCAAGTGCCGTAACCGACGTTACCGTACCTGAATTGTTGTTAAGATTTGCGATTTGCGCGGTCGTTGCTCGATAGGCCGTCCCGTTTTGCACAATCATAAGTTGCGCTGCGCTACTAAGAGCCGTCGTTAATGGGAGGTTAGTAATCGTAATGTTTGACATTAGACTGGCCCTGTGAGCGGTATTTGACCATAATTATAAGGAATCCCGACAAGCGCTGTCACTATAAGGGTCGTTCCCTGAAGCAGATTACCTGCATTTATAACACTATTTGTTTGATAAGTGAACGCCACGCCTGTGGTCACAGTTATGGTATAAAACCCATCAGCTTGGTTGTCTGACAGCCCTTCTATAGCCACTTGTGCGCCCGTTGACAGGCCGTGGGCCGTAGAACAGTTAACGGTTATGATGTTTGTACCAACCGAAATAACGGAAGTTGGGTTAAGATTTACACGATATGGGCTATTTAAGAACTGCGTCATTACCGCATTTTGGTCTAACCCAACCGGATTCCCAACATCCTGAGATGTTATGTTTTGACCGTCATCCGTAACAAGGGTAGTGGTTGAAGGTATAGGGATGCCGGTCCAAAAATCAGTAACAGTTGGTTGATTGATGGTTACGTAATCAGTTTCGGCCGCAACATAGTCTTGAACGCGCGGATTATTGATTGGCGTGGGATCCGAAGGCAGCACAATAGCGCGTAACTGGTTCTGTGGTGTGTCTAAGCAGGGCGAACATACAAGGATTCTCTTGTTAATCAGCCCAGCGCCCGTGTAGTCAAACTGCCATTGAAGTTGAGAATGGTTATAGAGAAACCCGCAACGATCGCATATAGCAAACGCTCTTGGATTTCTTGATGATACTGACGCTCTTCCATGAGGTCTCATCTAAAATAACCAAATATTTGTGGTGTAATGTATTGTTGCGCCGTTTCAACGTTCTGTTCAGCGGCAACTTGGTATGCTTCGTCGGCCAAAGGCTTCAACAATACTGATTTTTGTGGGTTCCAAATGACCGCCATACGGTGAGCAAGCGCAAAAGCGTAGGCTTCCATCCACAAATACGGAATTTCAACCGTTTGCCCACTCGTATAGGCGCTGTCTTGGATTTGACGAACACGATAGTATTTAAAATACTGTGAAGAGGTGCCGTCTGGAACTGGCCAAAGAGTAACTTGTGGACCAGAAGACCCCGTTGACCTCGATGCATCAATTAAACGGTCAAACCAAAATACGGTAGGGAACCCTGTTTGTTGCTTGTTGGGATAAGATGAATATTCCGTGCGAGAAACAGGAAGAATAATGCGGTCAATTGGCTGGTTTGTGTTGTTAGTGGTCGTAACATACGCATCCAAAATAACAACAGTGCTCGGATCAACAGAATATGTTGCAGCAGGAGTGGCAGAAGAAATTGTAGCGCCACTTGGGGTTGTTGTACCGCTATAAGAAGACGCAAAAGATACAGACCCGTTTTTAGAAGCCGTTACAGTAAACGTCCCATCGACAGTACTGGTATTTGACACAGTGATTTGCGTGCCAACTGCATATACAGGCGTATTAGGCGTGGCATAGGTCAGTGTTGCTGTCGTACCGTTTCCGGTAACGCTTGTAATCGTCGGCGTTTGAGTAAATGTAACTTGCTCAAGATCAACCGCCCATAGATTTACGCCACGGTTTGACCAGTTAGCCAGTATCATATTACTAGCCATACGAGCGCTTTCTAGGTGCTCTTGGACAACCGCGGTGCTTCTTATCTCGGCTAAGTTAAACGCATAAAGCGTGAGCTCACCGAGCGACGGATTGAAATTGTAAGTGCCGCTCGTGGACATTTTTAACCCCTTACGACATAGCTTCCTGAGTAATAACCGACGCACCAACGCTAGACGCAGTGCTACCCGTAGAAATTGCGATCGTCAGAATGTCTGGGTTGTTACCCTGAACGGTCGTGTATAACGGGAAAAACGTAGTTAGATCAAAGTTCTGTAGGCCAGAGTTAGGAAGAGGCGTATTGTAAACCACCTCGCCGCCAGAAACTGCCGTGGCAGAAACATCGCGCTCAACAAAGCTGTTTAACGAACCCAACGAATACATCGTAGCAAACGAAGCGCCTGTTAATGCATTAGGGGAGTAATATGTTGAAGAAATCAGCTCCAACGTGCAGTTTGCCGATGAAAAGATGTTAAGCGTTTCAGGAAGAACTTGGCCACGATCGATTTCGCCAAGAATATAGTTACCTGAAGCTGCAGGAGTGCTGACCATTGGGTATGGAATACCTACCGTTGTCATCGTCTGGGACGAATACGACCCACCGATAGAAACTGTCCAAGAATTTCCAGAGCCGCCGGTAATATAGCCAAGAGAAGACCCGTTTGCAGTCAAAACACTTTGGCCTAAAATTAACGCTGGCGACCCAGTCGTGGTTAAAATGTTGTTGGAGCATGATGCGGTGAAAGAAACCACCGAATTACCAAGAACGTTGTCAACAACAGTTAGACTTGTAGCCGTATTGGACTGAACGCGACCAATCGCGCCGAGGCCTGAAGAATAAACAAGTGTACCGCCTGCCGTACCAGAACCGCTAGGGACAGTATACGTAAACGTTGTTGGGCCGGTTACTGTAATCTGGAACGTACCATTTGGCGAGCCTGTGCCAAGCGTTCCACCGGAGAACGTAAGATATTTGCCGGTTGTCAAGAAATGCGCCGACGATGTCGTGACGGTAACAACGTTTGCCGCTGCGCTAAAGCTTGAAACACTGCTCGTTGAACCGCGGGACCAAAGGTACTTACCTGCCCATTGATTTGTTGTCCAAGTAGCGGACGAGGCATTAATAATTGTGCCAACAGTCATGTACATGGTTTGGCTAGAAGACGTCCCTGTAGACGTGCTCAAACGCCAAGTTGAACCAGCGTCGCTACCGGAAATATTGGCAATAATAACTGTTCCTTGAGGAACACCAACGCCCGAAACAAGTTGCCCAACAGCAACCGTTCCAGAAGTAACCGTACCAACTGTAAGAACGCTGCCGCTAATTGAGGATGTTCCGACCTGTGCAGCCAATACAGAACTGCTAGTAATAGCTGCGCCGCCGGACGGGAGACTACCGTTTGAACCTGAATATGCCGCATCAACGCCGTATTCTAACGTGCCCATTGGGCGATAACGGAACGAAAGAACTGGGTAACGAGTCGTATTAATTGTAACATTGCGCGTTGGAGCGCCCGCGGCCATTCCATAGCCGTAAGTGAACCCGCGCTGCGAATCAATTTTACCTTTAGCAAGAACGGAAACACCATAATGGTTCATGCTGCCGGCAGTAGATGGGCCCACATTGCGAAGCTCATAACGAACTGGAATGTTACCTGTGCGGGACCATGGATAAGTTTGGTTGCCTTTATTACCGATGCCTTGTTGGTGAAGAACGTAAGGTTCGCCGTTAATAACGACACCCCAACGCAACAACCCAGCGCCGTACCAAGCAAACTCAATCCAAATCATTTGGATGATTGACCAGTTTACAGTGCTTTTAATGCCCTGTGGGTCTGACCATAATTCGTAAGGAATGCGTGTATCAAATGGAAGACCGTTAACGTCTGAACGATAAACTACGCCCATGCCAAGTGGATTGGTTGGCGTTGGATCAGCTTGTTCAAAGAAAATACCGTTGCCATCATCAAAAAAACCAACGCGTTGGCGTTGATTGTAATATGCGGTTCCAAACAAAAAGCCTGATGACATATAGATAGTTTTACCAGGCTGATAACGAATGTATGGCCGCGTTTGACGAATAGCCACATCGCCTGCTGCTGCAGTGACACTTAAAACAATGCCACCTTGTGCAGAAACTTGTTGGATAGTGGCGCCACCGGAAATGAAATTTTCCCAACGCATAGGCTGCGCGGAGTATTCAAAGTCTGCTTCAAATAAGTTTTGGACTTCGGAAACTTCTGTCCGACCTAAGTTATCTCTTAACCGTTGTGGGTACTCAGTTTGGACAACCTGATCAGCTCCCGACGCGCCAAAACTCAATCCAGACATAATTAACTCCGATTAGTATGGCGCAACGCCGAATTGTGTAAACGTAGCCGTTACTGATCCGGTCCCGCTGTTCAACGTTACTCTAGCAAATGTAGGAGAGTATTGATAGCTGCTTTGAATATTACCACTAGCATTGACTGCTTGGCTATCAGATGACTGCAACCAAACTAAACTGTAAGGAGCCACTGGGTTTGTTGGGCTATTAGGATCTTGCAAGGTCTGCTGGATGGTATAGCTAACCGTACCCGTCACGCTGCATTGAATAGCCGTTTGAGATAGGGCGTACTCGTCAAAACGGATCCAGGGGGATGAGGCAACCGTTGTCGTGCCAACCGTTATAGCCGCCGCTGCAGCGGAAGCAAGCGTAATAGACGATACGGTTTTAAAATCGAGATTTGTATAGAATGCCGTAGCATTCGTGCCTGAAATCACTTCCGTCTGAGGCATACCGCTGGCATTTGTGCCAACAATTGTAAACGTATTGGCCGATTCATTGCCTGACGGGGTAAAAAGAACACGCCGAGGCGTATCAAGGGTAGCTACACCACCTGATGCCAGCGTTCCGTTAATCGAAAACGTAGCTGTAGGAGACTGGGCTGTGCAAATGTTGTTTGCAACTGCTGTGGCCAAGGGACCAACTGTAACTGTTACGGGACGCATTTTTATTTACCCTTTTTCCTGGCCGCAGCGGCGTTGTCGACTAAGTTTGGGTATGGCCTACCAGCCGCCCTAGCTCTAGCTTTAGCACTTTGTTCTTGTTTATGAGACAAGTGCTTTGTGTGATGTCCCTTGGGAAGCTCTTTGTCCCAGAAAGGTTTTTCAGTCATTAACAGCCCCATTTACGAAGAGACTTGTTGATCCGGCTATCAGGATCAGCGGCTTTTGCCGAACCAGTCATTTTGCGTTTCATGCCAGTCATTCTAGCACAAAAATTATCGTGACGTGGGTTTTCTTTATCTTTTGTCGGAGCTTTTAAATGATGACCCTCGGCTCGAGCAGACGCTCTACCACGTTCATTAAGCCCGCCAGACGGGGATTTACCTTCGGATCTTGTCCATGCAGCAGTCATAAGAGACTCCAAAAGGGAGGAGGGGGGCACTAGGCCCCCCAGCTTTTTAGTGCTCTTCAGGCTCGTAAGAGTGGTGAGCCTTTGGCTCCATACCCTTATGTGCAGAAGAAAGTGGGTTCATGTCAGCCGCACGGCCACCCGACTTGCGTGGCTTACGGTCAGCGCGGTGATGAGCAACATGACCCATTGCGTGACCAACGTGATGCTTGGCTTTGCCGCCATGCTTGCGCTGTTTGGCTTCCTTGGCCACGTTCGAGTCTTTACCTTCGTAAACGTCGGTAGGTGCCTCGTCGTGATCCCAATGACCTTCCATTGGCGACTCAACCTTACCACCCTTCTTGTGCTCTGCACGAGGGTGCTTGTGATGTACACCAGCATGCATAACGCCGTGGTGATGTCCTTTGTGACCCTTCATGGTTCACTCCTTAGAAGTTGTAGTACTGGGTTAAGCCGAACAAGCCAGTCGCTGACTGAACATTGTAGGCCTGCGGGATCTGGCGGAACACATACTTGTTCGTGCCAGTGGCTGGCGTAAGATTGACACCTGACGCATTCGCAAGGTCAATCGTGCCACGGACATCGCCCGTTGTAGCGGACGGTGTAGTACGATCAGCAGGCAAGAACCCGTTCGCAGCAAATGCTGTGTTGGCACCCATGGTGGTTTGAGAAGCACCAGAGTTAACAGCAACTTCTGCAGCAGTATCTGAACGGATTGGAAGACCAACGATCGCGGTTGTACCAACGGAGTAAGCATGGGTCGTATCAGCCGTACCGCCCGAAAGCACTACAGACTTGATATACTTGAATGCTTTCTTACCGTTGACTGCGTTACCTGCCGAAATCGTAATGTTTTCCGACATTGGATATCCGTAGACATCGTAGCCGTTAACAGTTGCGGTTGCGTAGGTAGCGCTTGCGGCTGCAGTAACACTTACAGCACGGCCAACCATGGCCATTGGGTTCCACAACCAGACCGAAGGAGACTGGATGTTTGTCGGAATAGCGCAAGATTGCACGTTTGGATAAGCCAAAGTGACTGTACCAGACGAGAAAGTTACGTTCTGACTGAGCTGATAAGTACCAGTTTGTCCGTTACCAACCGATGATGAAGTTCCTGTCGTCGTAATCTGCGAACCGATATAAACGCCAGAAGATGCACCAAGAGTTCCACCCGATACCGTCGTAGACGATGAAAGGAGAACCATTCCCGGACCGATTGGCATGCCGCTGTTTGCCGTAACCGTTAGAATACCGTTCGAAGCCGAAGCGGTAACCGAAGCATAGGCATCCAAGGCAAGAACCGTATCCGTAGCGCCCGTATCCGACCGCGTAAACGTGGAAGAATAATAGACACCAGTGGTCGCGGAGTTAGTTGAAACAAGCGAAAGAGTTGCGCTCGTTGGGTTTGCCGAAGCAACAATAGCTGCTGCAGCGTTTGTATATGGGACGCCAGTGAACGAAACAATGTCACTGAAGCCATACCATCCGAAATCCTGTGCCGCCTGCGACTCACCAGGGAGATAGGTGAATGGAAGACGTGGATCCAAGATGCCGCCCCCCGCATAAAATAGCGAGGAGCCTAGATCGGGGTTGTAGTCCGAAGGTTGTGATGGGTTTTGCCCAAAAACAATCAGTGGACCGGAGAATGCGGTATCAGCCATAGTGCCTTCTCCTTACGAGGTTGGGAACGAGCCGTAGATCGCGCGCCAGTTGTAGTAACCAAACGAGTAACGCTCATAACCCTTAACAAGCAGGTTGTCAGTGACAAAATCGACTTGCATATCGGTTTCGAACTTAATGCGTTCCATATATGCGAGACCGTCGATGTTCGTGAGCAAGAACCATGCATACGAAGAGGTCAAGAAGTCGTTGACCATGTAGCCTTCTGGCAAGCCGCCGGCCGTGGTCATGATCGCGTTGACATCATTATCTGCAGTGCCTGGACGCAATTCAGTCTTGAGAAGACGGATCGCAACTGGCTCCAACTGTGGAGGAATGATGAGCTTGCGGCCACGGGCGAAGACCTTTAGGTTTGCCTGATCGCGGAAGTTCGTACGGATTGCAATCATTGCATTCAATAACGTGGCTTCGTTGAGGTCAACCTGTGTCGTAGGCGTGTTAGCAACCGTATTGCCGTCGATTGGATGCGAAGTGGAGCAAAGTGCTACACCGTCACCACCAACTGCAGCGTTATAGGTCTGTGCCGTATTCAAGAGGTTTGCACCGTAGATTTCCTTGGTCTGCTGGAAAGATTCAATCAGGCCAAGGTTCGAAGGTGTAAACTGGGTCTTGTAGAGGTTGTCGTCGATAGCTTTACGGGTGATTGCGTAGCCGAGTGCAATTTCCGTGTGCTCTTGGTTGTAAACGAAACGCTCACCTGCGCCCGAGTCAAAGGAGGTCTGGCCACCTTCGGTTTTGAGCTGTGCGAGGCCGAGGTAACGCATTTCAGCGGTACGTTCGAGAGCCATTTTCGAATCGTGCTTCGTGAAGATCTTGTCGTACTGCGACGGGATCTGCTCATACTTGCCTTCAACGCCACGGAGGCCGGGGAGGAGAAGGTCTTTGATCTGACTAAGATTAACAGCCATTTTACCTTACTCCTTAGCTGATGCCAGTGTTTGCAGCGTTCGAACGCCAGACTTCGTTATTGAAGCCAACGATCAAGTTGCAGTACTGAGAGGTTTGATCGCCACCGTTGCCGAACGAAACGGCATAATCGACGATAATGAAAGGCGAGGTATTGAGCGTAGCGGTAGCGTTGACATAAGCCGTCGAACGGCCCGTAGCATTGTTACCACCGGTGCTGTTGCCCGATGTCGCGCCAGTCGTGGAGTAAGCGAACGTGCAAAGCTGACCCTGAACGCCAGAAGTCTGCGATGTAGCCGTACCCG